CAAAACGGTGATCTCCACGGTCGACAACGTCACACCTGTCACAATACTCGTCTACAAAGTGGTCGATGCCCCCATTGGGGCGTTGCTCGCCAGTAGCGAGATTGCCAATGTTCTCGCAGAGAGCATGAGTTTCGAAGCCTCTTTAGGGGCTTCGACGACCATCCTCTACGATTGCACTGGGAACGGCGCTGCCTGCTTGCTGAACGGCTCTCTGTGAGCGCCGGTAACAACAGGCGGGTTCTTAAGCGACACGCAGTTTTGCTTGCTTCCCTTGGCTTGATCGCCTTGGGAGTCGGGCTTGGCTGCAGGTCGCTTGTCACAACATTCCGATATACGTTTGGTTTGGGGGAGAACGGACAACACTCGGTGTCAATCGAGTTTAGTCCTACTAATCTCCAAACAAATGATGTATCAGGTTACGGCAGTTTGACTAATCATTAAGCTGCCCGTTTGGGCATTAGCCGGGAAGGGTGAGTACCAACTCAGACGTTTCGAGTACGGTGAACTCCAACGTTCTCAGATTTAATCTGATCAACGAAGGAGACGATCCGTACTCGGGCGCTGGGAAGGGCTCACTCAACTCCGGCAGTGTTCCACCCTCCAGGCAAACCCAGGCGATTAGGAACCGGTCTTGTTTCATCGGTTTACCGTTCGCTGGAGATGCCAGGTAGAGGAATCTTGGAGTCTTGATGCTTGATGGCATTGAGCTTTAAGGAATAGTGACTAGCATGGTCACAGTCAGTGTAGTGCAGGCTCTAGGAAGTATACCTTATGGATACTAAGAAAAGCCTAGATGAGGTTGTCCTCATCGCCACACTGCTTCGTGATGTTAGCAAATCACATGGAGCTGTGTTCAACAGTAACGACGCGGAAAAGACCTTGCAAAAGGTCCGGAAGCGCGTAGATAAAGAGGGGTTCGGGTTTCTCGCGAAATCCTTGCCAAAACTTGGTAAGGCCTTGGATAAGGCCCTTACTGGTATTCCATTAGACGCTACCTCGTGCGGTTTTGAACCCGCGCCTGATAGCAAGCTCCCCGTTTTCTTAGGGGAACTTTTCAACAGAATACTGGACAAGTCCGGCATGCCCCTTGACTATCCGTGTGTAGAGTCCGTTAGAGATGTAAGGCAGATCCTCTACTTGTTTTACAAGTATGAATTGCCTTACACGGCTGAACAGACTAGTGAGGTCGTGCAAAAGTTTGAGAAAACTGATGCCGATCTTTCGCAACTGAATTGCACTTTTAACGAGGTGCGACGATGTTGGGAGCTCGATCCTACAGGTACGGCCAGGGAACGCAAGATGAAAAAGCTTGCGTCCTGGACGCGTGTAGGCCGCGAAGCACGCATACTCTTAGCGAGATTGCTGGCTTCATTTGACCCGAAAGACATTATCCCACGGCACGGTCCTGGGGCTGTCTCTACCAAAGAGAAGCTCTGGGAAAAGTACCAATGGAGGAATGTCTCGGCGAAGTTGGCTCAGGAATATCCCTTGGATGAGTATTTTATACCATCCCTCGGAGCCCTAGCTGACAATCCCAAACTCTTCGAGAGTTGGGGTGATGTGGATCTGCCCGCGCGAGTAGTACTCGTGCCTAAAGATTCACGCGGACCACGACTGATATCCTGCGAACCCGTGGATTTCCAATGGGTTCAGCAAGGAATCAGTCGTCGGTTAGTAGCACATACTGAAGACCATTGGCTCACAAAGCACAATGTATTCTTCACGGACCAAGGCCCGAATCAGCGAGGAGCCCTCCTGGGTTCCTTGCACGGGCAGTATGCGACGTTGGACCTTAATGAGGCCAGCGACCGTGTATCTCTTGGTTTGGTCGAACTGCTGTGGCCGGATAACATCGCAAGATGTTTGATGGCTGCGCGGAGTTCCGCTACACGTCTCCCTGATGGCAGGCTTATGAAGCTCAATAAGTTCGCACCTATGGGAAGCAGTCTCTGCTTTCCCGTTATGGCGCTAACAATATGGGCTATCCTGACAGCGGGAGTCGAGGACAAGGATACTCGAGAGAGTATCTTAGTGTATGGAGATGACGTGATCGTCAGACAGCACTATGCTGCTAACGCGATCGAACGACTCGAATCATTCGGTTTAAAAGTGAACCGTGACAAGAGTTGCACCAGTGGATTCTTCCGAGAATCCTGTGGCGTTGAGGCCCTCAAGGGCTCAAACGTTACACCACTCCGCATTCGGACGGTCTGGTCGTCTATCCCATCGCCTGAGTCGTACTTGAGTTGGATTACATATGCCAACTCGCTTCGAGTACGTGGTTACGTAGAGAGCTACGATTATGTGGTAGCCTGCTTGCACGAACTTTATGGTGCAATACCTGAGATCGGTACAGTCCCCGAGGGGACACCCGCTCTTCTCTACGTCGATGAACCAAACAGACCCCAACGGTCTCGCGTAAATTTCTTCCTCCAAAAGAGGGAGTTATACGTGAGGCTTGTTAAGGCCCCCAAGGTCCGTAAAGTGCTCGATGGCTGGTCCATGTTGCTTCGGTTCTTCACTGAAGCAGCGGGATCAGTTGACAGCGAACACGTACCGTGGGGCGGCGCAGAAGATAGCCCTTTCGGCTATCGACGGCGCTGGCGTTCACTCAGTGAATACACACGCCCGCGAACACTTAAGTTCGTTCGCGGATGGCGGTGAGTATCGGTTAAAA